CAAGGCAGGATCCGGGTCTATCGAGATGATCCCGGATGACGTCTATGAATCGAACGCGGCTGAGGCGAGTTTAGCAGCGATCCTGGCAAAGACCGATGTGGCGACCAGCACTCGCTTATCTTCTGCTGGGTATTCTGTTCCTGACAATGCGGGGATATCCGCCATAAAGGCCAAAACCGATAATCTTCCGGCTTCTCCTGCCGCAACGTCAAGCATCCCTACCACAGCAGAAATCACTACTGCAATTAACGCGAGTACGATTCTGGCTAAAGAATTGACGTTGGCCTCCGTTAAGTCGAAAACCGATCTAATCATATCCTCCGTATCGGGCACTATTGACGTCAATGTTCATCGCGTAAATAATCTCGACATAGACGGCGTAGGGACAGAAGCGGATCCGTGGGGGCCAGCATGAGTAGCTGGGGCAAATCTTGGTCTTTCACCTGGGGAAGCGCGTGGGGGAGTATTGGTCCGCCACCGTGGACTCATATAGCGTCATCGCTTGTTTCTGCAAACAGCGCAAGCACTCGTGATCCAGCCAGTGCCACGCTCGTCGCATCACCGGCAACGAGCACTGATCCCTCTTACGCGCAAACGAGTTCCTTGCCTACAACGGTTATGGTGCAACGCAGATCAGCAACACTAACCTCAACCGTTTCATCCACTGTCAGGAACCAAAGATGAACATATACTTTACTGGAGACGACTGGGCTATATCTGGCACCGTGACCAATCCGGATGGCACTGCATTCAATCTCACCGCAGCTACACTTTCGATTGCTGTGGTGAACGAGTTTGACACGGTCGTTGGTGCGGCGCAGTCCGGTACAATAGTTAATGCTCTTTCTGGAACGTGGTCTTGCACAATTCCCAAGACACTGACCGCTACTGTACCGACCGGGTATGCGTGGTTCCAATTGCAAGTCACTCAAGGTTCCCTCAAGCAAGAATACTGTCTCGACACCATAGCAGTAGAAAAAGGGTTAATCGCATGAGACGTCCTCGCGTAATCGTAACGGCGATTCTCGGAACTCAGGAACAGGTATCAGTCGAGAGGGTGAAGGCGGCAACTCGCGTAACTGATAAGTCCGAAGAACCTCTGATCGAAGGGTACATTACCAGTGCGCGTGAGATGATCGAACAACTCACTGGTAGGGCTATCCGCCAGAAGACCATGACAGCATCCTTCGACTGTATAGGGGCCACGTTCCCGTGGTGGGACGGCGTGGTCGAATGCGCTATCAGTGCGATGGGGATTCCTGCGTTCGAACTTCCGTATGCTCCTCTCGTCAGCGTTCAACAAGTTCGTATGTACGACGTAAACGACACCGCACAAATTGCGTCTGCAACAATCTATCGTGTTGATATTTCGTCCCAGGATTCGCCGGGACGAGTAATCCTAAAGAACGGCTACGCATGGCCAGTCGTCGGGCGCGATCTCAACGGAATAGAAATTGATTACACGGTTGGATACGCTACGGGACTTACTCCATCGCCCCTTCTTCTGGCTATCCAGATGCTTGCGTCTCATTTCTACACGAATCGCGGAGATTGTGGCACGCCGGAGAAGTGCGTTACGGATGCAGGTTGTGGCGGATTGATAAACACCTACCGGATTGAAAGGGTGACGGCGTGAAGATGCTCTGTTCTCAAGAATTGAATCGCCGTATTTCAATTGAACGCCCGGTCCTCACAGACAACGGTTCCGGTGGTGCCACCGTGGTATGGATGAAGGTATGCGAGACATGGGCAAAGATGCGTCCCGCGCGTGGGGTAGAGCGCATTGCACATGGACAGCTGACAGCCACCACGATGGAGACGATCACCATCCGCTACATTGCTGAGCTTGACGAGAGGTGGCGTCTGAACTTCGAGGGCAGACTGTTCAATATCCGGGACATCGCTGACTTAGAAGAACGCCACATCTATCTGGAACTTTCCTGCGAGGAAGGCGTTGCGCAATGAACCTGAAGGCCGCTTTCAAGAAAGCTGATCTTCGACGCTTGAACGACAAGCTGCGCAAGATGGATGTTGATATGCGCAAGGAGTCCACGAAGCAGCTTGTGAAGGCCGCAATGGCGATCCGTAACGACGCAGTACGTTCCGTAATGGGACCACCAAAGACTGGTGAAATATATGGAAAGCATCAAGCTTCTGCACCAGGAGAATCACCCGCAACCGATACTGGCAATCTCGCTGGATCGATAAACGTAACATCGGACAAGGACCGTGTAATGGCTACGGTTGTCGTGAGTGCCAATTATGCAATGGCGCTGGAGTTCGGAACGCGCAACATGGAGGAACGCCCATTCATGCGTCCGGCTATTGAAAACAACAAACATCTCCTCCCGTCCGGAATCAAAGACGCATTCAGCGTCGCAAAACCCAAGAAAGGATAGCCCATGGCTGTCACTCCTCTCACCATTTCATCCGTCAATCGATCCACCGGCTTGCTGCAAGCACTCGCTGCCGCGAATACCGATGGCTCGACGATCGTCAATGACGGCAAGGTGTTCCTTATCGTCGCCAACGCCGACGGTTCTCCAACGAACGTCACCGTTGCCTGGGGCGTGAACGGCGCGGTTGATGGCGTCACTCCGACCGCTCGCGTGATCGCTGTCGCAAATGCAACCACGCGAATAATCGGCCCCTTCCCTCCGTCGTCCTACAACGATGCGACCGGCCTTGTCACCTTCACGTTCTCCAAGGTGACGTCGCTCACCGTCCAGGCCGTCAAACTGGATCCGGCGATATAGCGTGGCATACGATCCGACACTTCCAACGCTTGTCGCCCTTGTGGCGAAATTGCGAGCGGACACAGCCGTTGCGGCACTCGTGTCGGATCGTGTATTCGACGCGATGCCTCCCCAGAGTACAGCGTATCCGTTCATCTCCATCGGGAGTTGGACGATGGTGGACCTCGGGGAAAAGGACGTTCCCGGTAACGACTCAACGGTGGTCGTCCACTGCTGGGCACGTACCGGAACGAAGGGGGCTGCGCAATTAGCCAATGTAGTGTACAATTCACTGCATGAGAAAGATTTAACTGTTTCAGGATTCCAGGTTGTCCTTGTTCGGCATGTATCCACGATGCACATGCCGGATACCGATGGGAAGACCCATCACGCAGCCGCGACGTATCGCATCGAAACCACAACGCCTTCAAACCCATAAGGAGCCACACACATGGCCAACGAGAAATACAAGGGTCGCAGCTTCCTCGTCCAGATCGAGGACACGCCCAGTTCCGGAACCTACACCACCGTCAGCTCGATGCGCAGCACCAGCTTGACCATCAACAACTCTCTTGTTGATGTCACCGAAAAGGACGGCGCACCCTGGCGCGAGGTGCTCGCGTCCGCTGGCCTGAAGTCACTCAGCATCACCGCCGCAGGACCCATCAAGAACACCTCCATCATTCGCCGACTGATGGCTTCCGTCTTCAGCACATCGGGCGGTGATCTCCTCAATTACAAAATCGTCTCCGGCTTTGGCGATACCATCACCGGGGCGTTCCTCGTCACCGGCATCGACCGTGCGGGCGAATTCGCCGGTGAAGAGACGTACAGTTTGAAGCTGGAGTCGTCCGGCACGATGACTTACACTCCCGCCGCGTAACATGCTGATGGCCAGTGGGTTGCATGCGACCATGATTGCAGGCGTTTGCCGCCCATCCTAGCCACTTTGGTCCGGTATGGACCAAAGGCCCCCTACCACCCCCGATCTCGCTCCCAGCGAGTCGCCACAAGGCACCGCACCCCATGGAACCCAACCCCCTGCGCTCAGAAGTGGCCGTGGTCATAGGAGGAAAGTCCTACGCCATGCGCCCATCGTATTCTGCAATCGTGAAAATCGAAAAGGCGTTGAATACCCGTCTCATCAAATTGATGGAGCGGTTGCAATTCAGCGACATCGGCGTTGAAGACGTCGCGACGATTATCACGTGCTTCATCAACGCCAACCCGGAGAATCCTGGGAAGGTGACGGTGGAACAGATCGGTGATAAGATAATCGAGGAAGGATTCATAAACTTCCTGTCTCCGCTTGCTGAAGTGTTCGGGTATATCGTCAAGGCCAGCCCAAAGAACAAATCCGAGGAGCAATCGGGAAAAGTGGGGACGAATCCGCAATCGAGTGGAGCGGCTTCGTAACGGCAGCAACACTCGAATTCAACCTTTCTCGCGAAGACGCGTGGGGACTCACCCCAGGAGAGTTTTGGGAAATGTATAACTGGAAGGATGAACAGAATAGACGATCGAAGACGGGTGGCGTAATCCCGATGACGCAGGCTGAGGCTGATGAGTTCGAACTGGATCTCAAAACGAAGGGCTTCATATGAGCGTGATCGAACATCTGGCTGTAGAGCTTACCCTGGAGGGTGCAAAGTTCACAACTGAACTGTCACGTGCGTTAAGCCTTACGGAGAAGATGTCGAATCAGTTCACCGTTAACTTCTCCAGGATGACTAAAGAACTGGAGCACGTTGGGAAGATCGCCGCTGGTGTTGGCATTGCTTTAGGAGCGGCCGTCGCAACCGGAATTGGAGCGATGGCAGTCCAGGCATTCGAGGCAGGAGACAAATTAAACAAGATGGCTGACCGTCTTGGGGTCAGTGTCGAGTGGTTAGAGAAGATGGACTGGGTTGCACGACAGACCGGAACGTCTCTGGAAACCGTTACCAGTTCGTTTCGCTTCCTGGGACGGGCGATGGTGGAAGCGGAAGACCCTGCATCAAAGCAGGCAATTCTTTTCAAACAACTGGGACTTTCTCTCAGTGACCTGAAGAACATGAAGCAAGAGGACATGTTCACCGCAGTGGCGGACGCTCTCAGCAAGGTCGGAGACCAGTCCCAACGCACGATGGCGATGATGACCCTTTTTGGGCGTGGCGCGGCTGAAATGGGTCTGCTGATCAAGGGCGGCGCTGAAAAGATGGAGGAGTTGAAAAAGCAGATCAACGACACTGGCACCGTACTCGG